CGACGTCGTGGTCAGCCGCTGGCAGACGTTCACGGGCAAACTCGCCACGCTCGACGGCGAGGACCGCACGTTCGAGGACGTGAAGGCAGCACGGCTCGGCGCCGGCGACGCGGCAGAGGCGGCATGATGCAGTCTCGGCGCATGTCGCTGGTCGAGGCGATCACCAATGTCGTGGTTGGCTATGGCATTGCGGTGCTGGCGCAGATCGTGGTGTTCCCGCTGTTCGGGCTTCACGCGACGCTGGCCGAGAACATGACCATGGGTGCGATCTTCACCGTGGTGTCGCTCGTGCGCAGCTACTCGCTGCGACGAGTGTTCGAGGCGATCAGGCTCCGAACGAAAGCGCGCTCACGATGACATTCCAGAGGGATTAACGACATCATCTTTACAAACCTACTCGGGAAAGATAGACGCCTCGTCAACTTGTCGTTCCATCCCATTGATGTCCGAAAGGCGGAGAAACATGACGAGAAATAATGCAGCTTCGATCATCGAGAAGGATCTTACGAAAGGTCAGCTCCGGAAGCTGACCGCGCTACGTAAATCTCTTGGCGATGACATCGCGAACAAGGCCTTTGCCGAGTGGCTGACGACACAGCCGACTGCCACCACTCCTGATGGCGATGAGAACGCAGACCTGATCGCCAACACGCTGTGGGGCCTGATGGAGAAGAGGCAGCTGGCCATTCCCCGTGGTGGCTATCTCGTCCGGCGTGGTCGTGGTCGCATCGTGGTCGAGCGGCCGACAGTAAAGTAAAGATCGTTTTGAGGGCATACGGGGCCGCCGACATGCGTCGACAGCTCCGCGTGTCCGATCAGGATACTGCAGCGGCGCGATAGACCCGCCCGCGGCCCTCGATCTTTTCCGACGTGATGTCGAGGCCGAGCTTCTTCTTGAGCGCCCCGGCCATGGCGCCGCGCACCGTGTGACGTTGCCAGCCAAGCTCGCTGGCCATCTCTTCGATTGTGGCTCCCTGCGCCCGGCGCAGCATGGCGATCATCTGCGCCTGCTTGGTGTTGGTGCGTGGCTTGCGCGGGGCCTTCTCGGTGGGTTTGGGCGTCTCGGGCGCCATGCCGACTGCGGCGAGTCCGGCGTCTGTGATGACGAGGCTGCCGCACTTGTTCTCGGCTAGCCCTGCCTCGACGAGCGCGGCGATGATCTTGGTGCGGGCTCCACCGCGCAGGGTGTCGGGCCAGCGGATGGCGCGGTCGGTACATCCGGCGGCGGTCTTGAGCAGGGATTCCTGGGTGGGGGTGAGCTTGCGCATCGTTGCCTCCTGGGTCGGGCCCGCGACCATCGCAGGCCTTCTACGAGCCACAGCCCGGCAGCGCGGCCGGGCGTGGAGGCGGGGAGCTTGTCCCGGACTTGATCCGGGATCAGGCAGCCATCTCGGCTTCGATCTCGGCGTTGGCCACGAGCCCCGTCAGGTAGGGCAGATCGCGAGGGATGCCTGTTTCGCGAGCGGTGCGTCGCCCGATCCGCCAGCTCATCCAGCGGGCGATGGCGGCTTCGATCGATGCGTCGAGGGCAAGGTCCTGGAACAACCCGTTGGCGACCTCGTCGGCGAAGTGGCGTCCGCTGCGGCTGTCGAGGAAGTCGCGGACCGCTGTGGCGGTGCAGCCGGTGGTGTCGGCGATGGCGGGCAGGGCCATGTTCCATGCCTGCTCGGGATCGGCGTCGTGGCGGATGGTGCCGAAGAAGCCCCAATCGGGGTTCTGGCTGGTGGGGATCGTGTTGTTCATCGTTCGACTCCGTCGTTGAGCGTGATCACATACAGGCTCTGAGCCGGAGATAGATCAAGGCGATTAGACGCCCCTTTGACGATGTTTTCGGAGGGCTGTTGTTGAGGCCATCTGCGGCTCGCGGATCGCTGTTTGGAGGCGCGCGTGAGTGAACCGACCTACCCCATCACCACGATCGCCAGGCTGCTCATCCTGACCGAGCGCCAGGTGCAATCGCTGGCAAAGCAGAGCGTGCTGCCCAAGGCAGAGCGCGGCCGCTACGCGCTGGTTCCGGTCGTCCAGTCTTACATCCGCTACCTGCGCGAGCGCGCCATGGGCGGTGCCGTCGGCGGCAGCGAGGACGATCGCGGCCGGCTCACCAAGGCCAAGGCCGACATCGCCGAGATGGAGGCCGAGCGGCTGCGCGAGAGCCTGATCCCGGAGGATCAGATCCGACCGGTGGTCACCGCGTTCGTCGCGCGGTTCAAACAGAAGACATTGGCTGTGGCACCCAAGGCCGCCCCCATGGTCGCCGTGGAGACCGAGCCCGATGCCTGTCACGACATCATCGAGACGTTCCTTCTTGAGGCTCTCGCCGAGCTTGCCGGGATGGACGTCGAGATCCGCGCCGCACCCGGCGTGGACGACGATCCTCCGGGCAGGGACCAGGGCAGCGACACCGCCGCCAAAGCAGACCGTGAGCGAGTGGGCCGATCACAACCGCAAGCTCAGCCCCGAGGCAAGCGCCGAACCCGGCCAGTGGATGACGGGAAGGGCTGAGTACCAGCGCGCAATCATGGATGCGGTATCGGACCGCGGCATCTCCACGGTCGTGCTGATGACCTCGAGCCAGGTCGGCAAGACCGAGTGCCTGAACAACGTGGTGGGGTTCTACATCGCGCAGGATCCCGCACCCATCCTGATGGTGCAGCCGACCCTGGAGATGGCCGAGGCCTGGTCGAAGGACCGGCTGGCGCCGATGCTGAGAGATACCCCGGCGCTGCGCGGCAAGGTCGCCGAGGCGCGCAGCAGAGACAGCGGCAACACGCTGCGCCACAAGGAGTTCCCGGGCGGTCACATCACGATCGCCGGCGCCAACAGTGCCTCGGGCCTGGCGGCCCGCCCGATCCGCATCCTGCTGGCTGACGAGATCGATCGCTACCCTCCCTCGGCAGGTACCGAGGGCGATCCGGTCTCGCTGGCCAGGCGCCGCACCGCGACATTCTGGAACCGCAAGATCGTCATGGCGTCGACGCCCACCGTAAAGGGCGCGTCACGCATCGAGGCGGAGTGGGAGCTTTCTGACAAACGGCTCTATCACGTGCCCTGTCCACACTGCGGCGAGCACCAGGTGCTGGCCTGGCGGCAGGTCCTGTGGCCCGAAGGCAAGCCGGAACTTGCCGCGTATCACTGCGAGCACTGCGGCACGCAATGGAGTGAAGCCGATCGCCTGGGTGCAATCAAACACGGCGAGTGGCGCATCACCGCGCAGGGCAACGGCACGACCGCGGGGTTCTGGCTGAGCGAGCTCTATTCTCCATGGTCGTCGCCGGCGACCATGGCCAGATCGTTTCTGGATGCCAAAGGGCATCCCGAGAAGCTCAAGACCTGGATCAACACTTCGCTCGGGGAGACCTGGGAAGAGGATGCCGAGCGGGTCGACGGCCATACACTGGAGACCCGGCGCGAGACCTGGGGCGAGGCTCCGGCCGCGGTCCTGGTGGTGACCGCCGGTGTCGACCTGCAGGATGACCGGCTCGAGGTGAGCCTGTTGGGCTGGGGACTGGGCGAGGAGTGCTGGGTCCTGGCCCACCGGATTCTCTACGGCGACCCCAGCGGCAACGAGCTCTGGCGCGAGCTCGATGGCCTGCTGCTGAAGCGTATCGCGACCAGCGATGGCCGGGTGTTGGCGGTCGCTGCGGCCTGCATCGATACGGGCGGCCATCACACGCTCGCGGCCTACCGGTTCTGCCGCTCCCGGCTGCGACGCAAGGTCTTTGCGATCAAGGGTGCGGCGGGCGCGGGACGGCCGATCTGGCCGCTGCGGGCAAGCAAGAACAACAAGGGGCGGGTCAACCTGTTCCTGATCGGGGTCGACACGATCAAGGACGCGGTGTTTGCGCGGCTGCGGGTGCAGCAGGCCGGACCCGGTTATGTCCACTTCTCTGCCCGGCTGGATGCGCCCTACTTCGTGCAGCTGACCGCCGAGCGGGTCCAGACGGTCTACCGCAAGGGCTTTGCGGTGCGGGCCTACATCAAGGATCCCGGCGCCAGGAACGAGGCTCTGGACTGCTTCGTCTACGGCTACGCCGCGATGTTCGCGCTCAACATCCAGTGGGGTCGCATCGCCCGCAAGGCGTTCGGCGAGGCGGCGCCACCGGTTCCCACGACCCGGGCAGAGACGCCGCCACCGGCGGAGCCCGAAGAGACAGCACAAGAGACCCAAGCCCCGGCACCAACCGGGGCTTTGCGTTTGAACCGCCGGCCGATGCGGCGGGTCTACAGATCGAGCGTGGTGAGGTGAGCGATGGCCGGCAGCTATTCCTGGGAAGACTTCACCGAGGCCGAGCTCCGGGGCCTGCGCAAGCAGATCCAGTCCTCGCGCGGCCAGAGCCAGGCTCGGTTCGCCGACCGGGCGGTGACCTGGAGCAGCGAGGCCGAGCGGCGCCAGCTGGTGGCCGAGATCACCGCCGAAGTGAACCGCCTCTCCGGGCGCTCGCTCCTGCGCCGCCTGCGGATCGACAGCGACAAGGGCTTTGCGTGATGGCGATGAAGCAGGGACGCATCGCGGTCCGGCTCAAGGCCATCAAGCCCGGCGCACGCATGGAGGCGCTCACGGTCAGCGGAGCAGGGGTGGCACTCGACTACGAGGCCGCAGGGCAGGGCCGTCGCGCCACGACCTGGCGCTCGACGGCGGCCGGGCCCAATGCGTCGCTGACCTATGCCCACGCCACCCTGGTCAACCGTAGCCGCGATGCGGTGAGGAAGAACCCCTACGCCGACCGTGCGGCCAGTGTGATCGAGGCCAACGCGGTCGGCACCGGGATCAAACCGCAGTTCCGCACCGCCGATCCCGGTCTCAACAAGGAGCTGGCCGCTCTGTGGCTGGCCTGGACCGACGAGGCCGATGCCGATGGCCGGCTCGACTGGTACGGCCTGGAGAGTCTCGCAACGCGCTCGATGTTCGAGGCCGGCGAGGTGTTCTGCCGGTTCCGCATCCGACGTCCCGGCGACATGGAGACCGTGCCGCTGCAGATCCAGCTCCTGGAGAGCGAGCACTGTCCGCTCAGCGAGAGCCGCTCGATGCCGGGCCGCGATATCAGGAACGGCATCGAGTTCGACCCGCTGGGCCGGCGAACCGCCTACTGGATGTACCGGCAGCATCCCAATGATGGATCCGGCGATGGCATCACCTATCCGGTGCCAGCATCCGAGGTCATGCACGTCTACGAGGTCCGGCGACCCGGCGCGATCCGCGGCGAGCCCTGGCTGACCCGGGCGCTGATCAAGCTGCGCGATCTCGACGGGTTCGATGACGCCACGCTGGTGCGCGCCAAGGTCTCCAAGCTGATCGCGGGGTTCATAACGAGCCCCGACCCCGAGACCGGGTTCGAGGGCGAGGGGGATCTTGATGTCGATGCAGACGGCAACGCCGACCTGATCTGGGAGCCCGGCACCATCGCCAAGCTGGCGCCGGGCGAGGAGATCGCGTTCTCGACGCCCCAGGAGGTCAGTGCTACCTATGAGCCGTTCATGCGCCAGCAGCAGCGTGCCATCGCCGTTGCGACCCGGACCCTCTACGAGCAGCTGACCGGTGACTACAGCCAGGTCAATGACCGGACGTTCCGGGCCTCGGTCAACGAGTTCCGGCGTGGCGTCGAGGCGCTGCAGTTCAACGTCCTGGTGTTTCAGCTATGCCGCCCGGTGGTGCGTCGCTGGATCGATCTTGCGGTCCTAACCGGCACAATCACACCGCCCACCACCATGGATGCCAGGGACCTCTACCAGGTCGAGTGGCTGCCGCCGCGCTGGCCCTACATCCACCCGGTGCAGGACGTCCAGGCCGACGAGGCCGAGGTCCGGGCAGGGTTCAGCTCACGGGCCAAGAAGGTCAGCGAGCGCGGCTACGACGTCGAGGAGATCGACCAGGAGAACGCCGAGGACAACGCCCGGGCCGATGCCCTGGGCGTTACCTACACGAGCGATGCCCGCGCGCCGGCCCCCAGTGGCAGCGCGCCCGCCACCACAGACGATCAAGGAGAGACACCATGACCATGCCCTCGGGGCGCACCTGGTTTGCGGCCGTCAGGGAACAGAGCAACGCCGCCGCCCGCATCGACATCTTCGACGAGATCGGGGCGTTCGGGGTCTCGGCGCGAACCTTCCTCGACACGCTCAAGGGGTTGGGTGAGATCGACAACATCGCGCTTCACATCAACTCCCCGGGCGGGGCGGTGTTCGATGCCCTGGCGATCTACAACACGCTCAAGCGTCATCCCGCCGCGGTCATGGTCTATATCGACGGCCTGGCAGCCAGCGCCGCGAGCCTGGTTGCCATGGCCGGCGACGTGGTGGTCATGCCGTCCAACGCCATGCTGATGATCCACAACCCCTGGGGCTATGCCATGGGCGATGCCGCCGAGCTGCGCGGCATGGCCGATGTGCTCGACAAGCTCGCCAGCTCGACCGCCGGCATCTACGCCGACCGCTCGGGGCTGTCGGTCGAGGAAGTGACCGCCCTCATGGTGGCCGAGACCTGGCTCACCGCCGAGGAGGCGCTGAGCATGGGGCTGGCCGACCAGGTCGAGGAGCCGATGAAGGTCGCGGCCCGGTTCGACCTCTCCAGGTTTGCCCATCCTCCCCAGGCACTGGCCCTCGAGGCCGCACCGGTCCCCGGCGTTGATGATGACCCGGCGCCGGATCCCCAGGCCCAGCCGGCTGACCCGGTCACAGTCGCTGAGCTCTGTACGCAAGCGGGACTGCCCAGGCTTACCAAGCAGCTGATCTCCGCAGGTCTGACCGGGACCGAGGTCGTTGCGCGGTTGGGCTCGGCAACTGCCATCCGCGAGGTCTTCGCTCGTGCGGGCAAGATCAACCCGCAGATCGACACCAGCATCGCCGACGACCTGATCGCTTCGGGCGCCACGATCGAGGCCGCGCGCTCGGTCGCCGGCAAGCTGATCGTCGCCATGCAGTCGCCCGAGATCCGCAACAGCCATGTCCCGGGCGGGCATGTCGCCTCCGGCCGT